GTATAGAAAACTTTTATAATGGAGCTACTATAGAAGTATTTAATGCCAGGGATTTACGTGATCCAATAGTATATCCAGATATACATAGTGATCGTAAATATAAAGGAACTATAGGGACCCCAACTCAATATATGGGTGATCAAATTTTATTAAGGCAGAATATTACCTGGACACACGTCGCATCCTCACCTACATACACATGGATAAATTTGGAATCAAATTATCAAGACGATATATTTCAATGTTTAGTAAGTAGTACCGATCCTCGTTTATCATCAACCATTCTTCCAACTGAGTATAAAATATATTTCGAAAATGAATTACGTATTTCAAGGGCATCCGTAAGGGAACATAATTTTTATTATGGAAAGAGAATATTTATATATGATCCATATAATTTGAAAAATCAACTTTATGGTAAAATAGTAGAATATTTTGGTACTGAAGGAGAAGCAAATCAATTTATTATTTCTTTTGTAATGTGGGAATCAAATGTTTCACCAGTATCATATCCACCGGATTATTTATATGATATTAAAAATCTTAATTCTTCAAGGGGATACTATATGAGCAGTACTAGTGTTGGGGATACTGGTAGATATTATTTACATCCAGAGATTAGTTCTGATGAACCTGGATATTATAATGGTCACATAATTCAAATAAAAAAAGATAATAATATATATTATGGAAGAATAACAGATTATGAAGTTAATCTAAGTTCAACACCAATTTATAAAAGATGTTATGTAGACTTTAGACATGTTGAAGAAATTGTTAAGGGTTATGAATATAATGGTTCTCCCGAATCTATCCCCGGAATTCCTTTCAGTCCAGAAGAAACTGATTTCAAAAACGATAATTACTCAACACACATGCAATATGCTTATTATTCTTCTGAATATACTATCTACAATCCATTAAATTCTTCAGGTGATTATGATATTAATAATCTTCCAGAAATAATTGTCACTGGTAGTTTTAATGAAGATCCTAAAAGAAAGGAAGCAAATATAATGGCTAATATAAATAATATTAGTATTAATAGTTTATCTATAATAGATGGTGGACTTGGTTATAATTATGGACCAACTATTAAAATACCTAAAATATGTAGAACAGTTTGGGGTAGTGGTGGTAGTGGTGGTGGAGGATCATCTAATCAAACACTAATGCTTCCATTCGCTTTCACAAATATATATTTTCAACATAGTACTACTGTTACTGGATTTGGTAAAAATGTACAATGGAGTACTAGTTATAACAATTATTCTTCTGGAGGAGGAAGTGGTTCTGCTGTAATTACTTTTATTGATGAAAATGGAAACGCTTCTCCACTTGAAAATAATAATTATTACGTTAATTGTGTATTTGAAAACGTCATGAGTCCTACTAATCCACAGGTGTCTTACGTGCCCCATGTTAGCATTGACTCCAAAACCACGGATTCTTTTACAATAAGTATTACTAATTCTGGTTATACTAGTTCTGTTAACAGAATTAAAGCAAATATTATTGTATATAACGATTCTTCATTAGAGACAATTGTTAGTGGAGGAGGAGGAGGAGGAGGGACTACTGTTGTAGATTCTGAATTAAAGCCGGGATATGGAATAACAATAAATTCTATGAATCAAATTACATTTGATCCTTTAAATTTTACTGAAGATATTAATCCTGCTATATCTCCTTCAGGAGATTCTGATTATATCTTAGGAATTGATGATTCCGGTAATATTACTACTAAGATACCTATATATTCACTTGTAAAAAGACTTTCTCAAGGGATTGGTTTATTTCCAAATATTAATGGTGGATTAGATGTTACAAAAGAACAAAATATAACAGAACTAATCGGTAATGGACTAAATTTATATTCTAATATTCAATCATATGAAATTTCTATCGAAGAAGGCACAATAATACAACCCGGGGAAACAAATAAATTTAATGTAATTCAAATTAATAAAGGTCACAAGGTCATACCTGGTATGGTTTTAAAGCCTAATGGTAAGTTTCCAGATGGTACATATGTGGTTTATGTAGAGACTGATTATATTAATACTGATGAAACTTTAATTTATTTAAGTAATAATAATTCTAGTATCATTTATAATCAAGCGAATCCTTTTATCTTTGAATTTGAATGGAAAAATACCTATTCAATGGGAATTGATAGATATGAAAATTTTCAAATAAATACTAATGTAACTCCTATAGTTAATTTATATAATGATAAAGATAATTCAATTCAATCAAATAATTCTTCTAGTATTAATCCTAGAACACGTGAAACAACTGAATGGAATAATTATTTTCCGAGAAGATATATTAAAAATATAGAATTTTCAACATTTACAGGAAATCCAGATGTAGATGCAGGTGAATTTATATTTAATGTTGGAAAAATCACAAAAAATTATCCATTTAAAACAAATACTACTGTAGATTATCCTCAAGAGGAATTAAATAATAAAATTTTATCAATAAAAGATAATGGTTTAAAATTAGTTAGTGGATTTGTTTCTTCTATTATTATAGATGATTCGGCTAGTGATATAATATTAAATATAAGTGATATTGTAGTAGTTTTTAGTAGTTCTCCAGAAGTAACAGCAGAAGGTACTCCTATTGTTGATTTAAATACAAATAAAATTACAGATATAGAAATAACAAATCCCGGAGAAGGATATTTAGTACCACCATCTATAACTGTTATTGATAATAATCCTAGTAACCCACAGACAAATATTATTTTATCTTACACAGTTAAACTTGGATATAAAAGTTTAACAGGAAAAATTGGAGAAATAGTTCCATATGAAGGAATTTTTACAAATGTTAAATCAAAACTATATCAATATAATAGTACGGAAGTTCTCCTTGGTAAAGATGTGGGTGGTTTATATATACCCCCTTCATATCAAAATGATCCAATACCTTCTCCACAAGAAGATAATTATAATGTACTCATAGGAAATGAATCTGCTAGATACAATAATAATAGTTCTTCCAAAAATGTATTTATTGGAGCATATACAGGTATAGGGACGGAACGTTATAATGAAGTAAGAAATAACAGTGTATTTATTGGTTATAATGCTGGAAAATTATATGATAATTCTCAAAATAATATAACTTCGAATAATATTATCCTTGGATATAATTTTATAAATGGTGGAGATGCTGGAACATCTACCGGTATGAATAATGGTGACGATACATTATATACTGGAGATAATAAATTATTTATTGATTCTTCAATACATCGAGAAAATAAATCGCTCATTTATGGTGATATGAATCATTCAGAAACTACAAATAGATTTTTAAGAATTAATGGTGATTTAAAAATCGGTGGTTTAGATACTGAAACACTTGGGGGTAATTATAATCCTACTAGAAATTTAGAACTTTATGGTAATTTAGAATTAAAAGCTGTCCCTGGATTAGCTAAATCAAGAGGAGTCCGAATAATTTTCCCCTCAGATAGTGTTGTAAGTACTACTAGCACCACCGAAGATGATCAATATAAACCACATTACAATACTCTTTTAGGTTATAATACTGGTGGAAGTGATTCAATAAATACGAGTGGAACTATATATGATCAGAGTTTAGGAAATATTAACAATCCCCAGGGTTACTATAATACTATAGTTGGATATAATAGTGGAAGAAGTGTAACATCTGGTAGTAAAAATATATTTTTAGGAAGTAATTTAGGATCAACTATTTCTTCAGGAACAAATAATATAATAATTGGAAACAATATAGACACTCCAAATTTAAACGATAATAATTCTATTATCATTGATAGTATCGAAAATAGTGGAATTAATTCTTTAATCTATGGAAATCAATCATCAGTAATTAATACATTAAATTTAAATGCTGATGTAACAATATCAAATAATAATAGTACTTCAAATGGTAAATTAAATGTTATTGGTGAAACTATATTATCAGATGTTCTTCATGTTAATGGTACAACAACTCTAGATAATCGTTTAGATGTGAGTGGTCAAACAACTATATCGGGAATCACCCATATACAAAACACAACATCATCTACAAGTACAAGTACAGGAGCATTAATAGTTGATGGTGATATTGGGACTTCTGGAAAAGTTAATATAGGAAGTAATTTAGATGTTAATGGAACAATAACTTTAACAGGTTCAGATCCAAATGGTCCTTCCGGTTTAGGTGAAGCATTAAGGGTTCGATACTTTGATTATGAAGTGTTTGGTGACATATTTACTGTTAGTAATCAGGGAGATACGGTTGTCGGTAGTACTTTTACAGCACATGGAGCAGTAGATTTGAAAACAAATTTAACAGTGGGGGACCAGGGGACGGGCAATGTATTTTTTCATGGAAAAGACTCGAATAGTTCATTTCAATGGTTAAAAGGCGATAATATATTTGCCCTTAATGGAGGAGAAATTAAGCAAACTGGAACATTACAGTGGGCCGCTGTTGGTCAAACTCCACTCCCAATGATAAATGAATTATCGGCAATAACACATATAATAAATACAACAACATCTACAAATACAACTACGGGGGCATTGAAAATTGATGGTGGAGTTGGGGTTTTAGAAAATATGAATATAGGAGGATTAGTAAATATACATGGGACATGTTCTTTATTAAGTAATTTAAATGTTTCTGGTGATTCAGTTATGGATGGTAGTTTGATTGTCTTGGGGGAATTTACACCACAAAATATAAATAAAGCAGAAATAGGTTTTATTAGACCATCTAGAGCAAATTTTTCAAGATTAAATATTGAAAATCAAATGATACATCTAGGATCAAAAAATAATATAAATATTTCTGTTAATGAAATTAACACTATCAATAATTCTATTATAACTTATAATTTATCAGGAGTTAATCCTATTTTAGTTGGTTTGGTATTAGAACATAATATTTATTTTCCAGAAGAAACATATGTAACAAATATAAATAATAATCAAATAACACTTAGTTCTCCAAATATAGAAGTTATTCCACAAGATACTATTTTAACTTTTAAACTTATGAATACATATATTACAAATGATAGATTACCTAACATACACAAATTTAGTAATGTAACTATTGATGCACAAAGCAATATAATAACTATTAATCATAATTTAACATTAACAACGGGTATGGAAATATATGATATAATAAGTGATGAACTATTTATATTCGAAAATTATAGTGTTGTTTTAATAGACGGAGTTAATGGTAATAATATAACCCTTTCTCAAACATCATTAAATACAACACCTATAGTAGTTGATTTATTTTTCGTAGATTCTTCATATTCATCTAAAAATAAATATTTGAAAAGCAATGTTAATGGAAATTTATTTATTGGAGGTTCATCAATAAAATCTTCAAATAAAGCTTCTAATAATATAATTATAGGAACAACGGGAAATAACTATAACATTACAAGGGGAGAAAATAACATACTTTTAGGAAAACAATCGGGATTATCAGTTTCTAGGGGAAGTAGAAATATAACTTTCGGTCCAGAAGTAATGATTAATTCAAAAAGTATTAATGATAGTATATACATAGGTTCTAAAAGTGGAAAAAATATAATTGAAAAGCTTGAAAATGTATCAATTAATACTCATCCTTTAGAAAATGATGTTAGTAAAATTATTGGTTCAAATACTATAATTGTTCAATTTAGTTCTTTAATTGAAATAAACTGGATGATCGATAGTACAGAATATTTTAATAGTGAATATATAAATGTAACAAATATAGAATTAATTACGAACACAATAAACGGAGAAAATATTACATTTAAAAAATTAACAATAAGCACCACAAATAATATAATTATACCCGTTGGTACAATTTTAAAATTTGTAAATATGAATGCCGGTGCTCATGTAATAGAACAAATTTATAAAAATATCCCCGGTAGAAATGAATTATTTATATCTGAGAATGTATTGCCTACATTTTATAGTGGAAGAAATATATCAATAGGTTCCGAATCTTCTGAAAACTTGAAAAGAAGTTTTAATGATATATTTATAGGATACAAAAGTGGTTATGGATCTACTTCAATAGTTCCAGAAACATTTAATAATGTTTCTATAGGAAATTATTCTGGATATAATTATACTCTAGCAAATACAAATACACTATTAGGAACCTATTCTAATTATGAAAATAAAAATGGAAATAATAATGTATGTCTAGGATTTAGAAGTGGATATTATAATACAGGTAATAATTGTATATTTATAGGACCAGATACAGGAGAAAATGATATATCAAATGTAAATGGAAGATTATATATAGAACCAAGGGGTTTAAATGAAAATGGAGAACATTATGGATCATCATCATTCATATATGGTGATACCAATTATATAAATGATTTTGGAGATTTAAAACCTAGATTATTAATTAATGCTGATTTAATAGTTAATAATAATTTTAATATTAGTGGTAATTTTATAAATCCTTCATTTATTTCTCCAAATATAACTAACCCTCAAATAACAGGGACAATTTCAGGAACACCGAGTTTTTCAGGAAATATTTCTGCGGTATTTAATGGTGAAATTAAAATAAAAGACTCAAATAGTACTTCAGGATTTTCTGGTAGTGCTGTTTTTGTTCATCCAAATGAAACTGGAATGACAAGATTATTTGGTTCTTATTTTAACACTAGTCATGGAACCTCAATAGGTTATCTTGCTTTACCAGAAGGAAATAGTAATTCTCAGACACCATATACATTAGCAACTACAAATAGTACCCAAACATTTACAAATAAAACAATAAATAATGGAGAATTTACAGGGATTACTACTTTTAATGATGAAATAAATTTAAAAGACGCAGCATCCAATATGCCGGGAAGTGCTATTTTTTATCATAAAAGTAATTCAACTCTTACAAGACTTTATGGATGCTATTATGATACAAATAGTTCTACCGGTTACCTTGCTTTACCAGAAGGAAATAGTAACTATCAAACACCATATACATTAGCAACAATAAATAGCACCCAAACATTTACAAATAAAACATTAACATCGCCAGTATTAAATGTTAGTGTTTCAGGGACAGCAGTATTAGCTGAAAATGATATGAATTCTAATTCAGATACAAAATTAGCAACTCAAAAAAGTATAAAAACATATGTAGATAATTCTATTTCAAATATAACTGGTGGAAATGGAATTAATGTATCAAATAGTTCAATATCACTTGATTCTAATATTAAAGGTGTGATATTAGGTGTCAGTGAAAGTTTACCTAATTCAAATACTAATTTTACACTTGATCAAACACCAACACAACCGGGTGATTCTACTTATGATTTTACTACAAGTATAACAATCCCTTCTGGTTTTACAAAAGTATGGGTTGAGTTAAGCGGGGGTATATTTTATGGTAGAAATGGTGTTTCTATATATTGTAGATTTAAAGCAACTGATAATAACAATAATATAACTTATTTTGGGGGTTCTTCTTCTCAAATATTAGTAGGTCAATTTAATTCATATATATCAAGTATAAACAATAGAAGTATAACTACATTTAGTTCTCAAATTGAAACACTTACAGAAAATACTACATATGATATAAATTTTGAATTATGGTCATCAACCGAAGATACTACTAAAGGAGTTCTATTTGGTAATGGTACATCTTCAAATGATTATCCACCATTAAAGTTAATCATACATGGTTTAAGAAATTAAATAAATATATATATTTATATAAATGTCAAATGATTTATTTGATAAAGATTTTACTATACAATATATAAGAGAATTAAGAGATGAAATGTTAAGTAAAACAGATAAATATATGATTCCCGACTTCCCAATAAATGAAGAAAAAAGAGAAGAATGGAAAGAATATAGACAAAAATTAAGAGATATAACATTACGAGATGATTTTGAAAACTGTACTTTAAATCAAAATTTTATAATAGAAGGAATAACTTGGCCAACAAAACCAAATTAATTATTTATAAACTAACCCAGCCATTCCCGATGAAACAATAAGGACATTATAATTTACTGCGAATACTGATAATGTTTGATTTAGATAATGTTGATCACTTGTAAATACCAAATATACATCATCTAATTTTGAAAAATTACATGTCCCTGATGGTTGATGTTCTTCAGGATTAAGGGCGAAAGAATAATTATAAATTTTCTTTTTAGGGACTTTATGTTTATTTTGAATTGGTTGGCATAATCTAAAATAAGAAGCATCTCTAGGATCAAATCTATCAACATTATTCATTTCTAATTTTGCCGTTTTAAATGATTCATAAGAATTAAAACCATAAATATATTCTAAATCCGAAAATTCAGATGATTGATAATTAAAATAATCATTCTTATTATTTAAAGTACCTGGTATATTTAAAGTGGCATTTATATTTGGATCACCAACACCACCTTCCATTTTTACATTATTATTTTGATTTATCCAAAATAGTTCTTTTACAGGATGAAAAAAATGAAGTTGATTTCTTTTTTGCATTTTTAAATCATTCATTTGAACTTGTTCAATTAGATAAGCTCTTTTTTCACTAACAAATCTCATTTGTTCTTCTTTATCTAAAAATATATAATCACACCATAATTCTATATTTGGTGTTGTTTTTGTAAATATTAACTCATTACCAGTATTAAATAACTTATCAGATTCCCGTAAGTTTAATACTAAATTTACATCATGTTTACTTAGAGAAACTAAAGGTAATGCTAAACCAGGATTTTTTGTGAACCAAAAATGTAATGGTATATAAAGTTTTAATTTCTGATCAACGGGCGATGGAGAACCACTTTTTAAATAAATATCTCTTGCCCCATGTTTATTTAATCCAAACCATTCTTTTTCATCATTATCAAAAAGTTCATTATATATATCCATCCATAAAGAAGTATGTTTTTCAATGGTTTTACCACCGATTTCAATTTCACATTCTTTAATTAAAGCATGACCGGTATTATTCGTCCAATTAAGAAATCTTCCATTTTCTGTACCAGATGCTTGAGCATTACCCCTATCTAATTTAACATCTAACCACATTTTACATAATAGATCACCTTCTCGAGATATTGTAGATATAATTTTTGTACCTTGACCCATATTTTTAAAACTCTGTTGGATAGATTCTATAGAAAAATTAGTATGTCTACGATATACTGATTTAAAATAAGAAAATTGTGGATTACCTGTTATATATGTATCTGATTGACCTTTCGCAACTAATTGTATTAAACCTCCACCCATATTATAAGATAATATATATTATATTAATATTTAATTCGCATAAGCTAAACCACCCATACCAGACATAATTCTTAATATATTATAATTAACAGCATATATATTACTTACTTTAGATGCTTCTGAAAATATTAATTTTGCACTATCTAATTTTGAAAAGTTACATGTTCCGGATGGTTGATGTTCTTCAGGATTAATAGCAAATGAATAAACATATATATCTTTTTGTAACTGTGAACACCTTGATTTATAATTTTGTGATCGCCCCAATACAGTAACACTAAACGTTTCTTTAGCAATATATATTATTTCATCACGTGCTTCTGAACTACCAATAGTATGAGTACCAGATAAATAATTTTCTTGTGTAGTTAAATTTCCCCCTGTCCCTGTAAATGCCATTTGACCATAGTTTCTAAATACACCTATATCATGAACAAGTGTTTCCTCATCACCACCACCGCTGAGCACAAATAATTGTTCTCCTATAAATAATTGAATATCATTGGATGCTCCACTTATTTCATTTTGATTGGTCCCATCACATTTATTTGCTGTCTGGACCAATTTGTCTGTTTTATCTCCGAATGAAGGTGGTCCAATATCACCACCTTCATCTATATACTCAGTATTTTCCCCCTGGACAGGAGTATTTATAACACCAGTATTAAGAGTCGATATACCGGATACTTTTCCTTTCTTTCCAGATAAATGTGGTCCCGTAATACCCTTCAATCTACAAGTTAAAATTGTTTCAGACAATTCAACCTCTACTTTTGTAACATATAAAAGTGATGATGTTGTATTTCTAAATAGAAAATTAGGTTCACCCGGAATCGTAGGGAGATCTCTACTATGATTTTTAATAACTTCGACATTTATTATATCTCCTTCTCTAATATTTTCTTCAATATTATCAGTATCAAAGTTTATATTTGTATTACTTATAGATATCTTAAATAAAGTGATATTATCATCATTAATTATCTTATTTGAAATATTTGAAGGAGTATTATTATAAATAATTATATAATTCTTTGAATCAACAGGTAATTGAGCACAAATAGAAATAGGTTCAGATAATAAAACTGGATCTTCAGATTCTTTAATATTATAGCAAGGTATTGATGTATGGTGATCATAAGGTTGTTGTAAAGTAAAATATTCTTTATGTTGTGGACTAAATCTTTCGTGACCATTTAATTCAATGTGAATAGTTTTATCATTAACATGGTTAGAAGAATCAGAATAGGTATATTTAGGAGTAGTCCATATTAATTCTTTTACAGGATGTTCTAAATTAAGTGGAAAAGTAACTTTAGAAGCATCTTTTTCTTTTTGAATTTGTAATTGTTCAATCAAATATTCATGAGAAACTTGTGAAAATCTTCTTCTTTCATCAGTATCTAAATATATATAATCAAGCCAAACTTCTAATTCAGGATAAGAATAACTTAAAATATCTTGTTGAGTTCTAGATCCATCTTGATTTCTACCGCTTACAGATGTTTCTGCCCAACCTTCTCTTCTATGTAAATTATCTGCTTTTTTAAATTCATTTACATTATCATATTTGAATCCACCATCGCCCCAAGTAAACTTAAGAACAACATCATGAAATTGTAGTGCTATAAGAGGTAGGGACATACCCTTATTTCTACAAAACCAAAAATTTAAAGGATATGTTATAATACTTTGACGAGTTTGTGTTTTTACAACACTATTAGAAAAAGAACCCGTCATATATTTAAAACCAGCCGCTTTTGATTCTGGTATAGTTAACTCATTCCAAACTTGATTCCATTCTTTATAATGTTTATCAACTCTCTGACCTCCGATTTCTACTTCGATATCTTCTACAATATTATCACCACATATTCCATATTCTTTAAGAAAACTATTACTACCAATTATACATCTAACATGACCACCACAAACCAAATCACCATTTCTAGATATAACAACAGATCCTTTATTATTAACACCATTATTTCCTATAAGTCTTTTACCATTTATAGTCTGCTTTATACATTCCATTGAAAAATTTGTATGTCTTCGATAAACTACTTTAAAATATGTAATCTGTGGATTCCCAGTTAAATAAAAATCTTGTGAGCTGTAAGCAACTAATTGTAATATACCACCTCCCATTCTTTATAACAATATAATATTATTTATATAATAATATTATTCATAAAACGATTCAAGATAAAAAAAAATTTTTATATTTATAAATTACTAATTATATAAATTGACTAAAGAATTCACTTGTTTCTTTTTCACTCTTTTCAAGATCTAATACCTGCTTTACTGGATTCATAATCTGATTTGAAATATAAAACTCATAATCAATTTTTAAATTCTTTTGATTTATAAAATCAGGATGCTCCACCCTATCCCCCTGTAGTATTTTCCTCTCCCTTGGTTGACCTTTTCTAGCACCAGACTTATATCGATTATCAAAATCATATAATACTTCTTTTGGTAGTTTAAAATAAGCATAAGGAATCCTATCATTTGGTTTAGGTTTATTTCCTGGATTACGCTCAGCCATTCTATCTGCTAATACTTTATGAGCAATTGAATCAGGATTTTTGTAATAACCACGAAGGGATTTTGATACTACGAACATAGATAGTGGCATTTTACCATCTTTAATTTTCCTAAGAGTTCTATCCAACCACTCAATTGCTTTATCAACACTTTTTTGATTCATTATAATTTCTATAATATTACCAAATACATACTTAACTATAGGAGCATTATCTCTTCTTTTTGTAACTAATCCCATTGATGTTCTTTCTTTTGGTTTATCAGATTTAAGTTCATATTTATCACCCGTATATCTCTTTTTAGATATAAGTATAAATGGATAAAATGTTTTTTCATACTCTAAATCTTGTGGACCTTTCCCACAACTTTCAGTATCCCACTCTGGATTCATCTTATGTTCTGTAATCCATTCACCTGCTTTTACACCACAATCAATACAATATTGAAGTGCTTCTTTACCAATAAGTTCTATACCAGACCCATGATGTATCCTTGAAAACTTTACGAATACTGAATCTGTATCACCATAAACCACTTCCGGTTTATTATATCCATTTTTCTCTGCCCATTCAACAACACCATATTTAGCATCATAAATCCTTTGTCTACCAATTGAAGTTGTACATGCAGCAATGATTTTAAAGAATATAGAACTTGTTTTAGCACCCATCTGACCATAAACAGAATTAGCAGTAACTTTATAAGCTAACTGAAAACCATCCAATACCTTTTTCTTATTTTCATCAGAAGTTTTCTTTATTTTTGCCCTTGTTTGCCTCCTTCTATCTAAAAGAGTTTCAAGGATAACGGGTACAATACCTTTTTTTACTTTACCATCTTTTCCTTTTGTTGGTTTAGCAAAGTAACATGTTGTTTGAGTACCTTTCTTAGTTTTATGTACAGTTTTACCTTTTAATACTGACTCATAATCATCATAAGATACTTTAAAATATGGAACTTTTTCAAGAATTTTATTGAATTTTTCAGGATTTTTAAGTCTTTGTTCCTCTGTACAAATAAATGTTTCATGTGAAAAGTTATTCTCAATAATAGAACTTGGATAAAGAGAAGCATAATCTAAAACACTAACAGGATCATCTAAATATATACCTGGAGTTGGTTCTAAAACGATAGCACCTTCAAAACCATCATCCATTTTTGATTCACTATAATTCTTTAGTGTTGGAATTCTAGTATCTTTTTCAGAACACACTTTTGTAGAAATAGAACTAATCTTTATACCCTGACCTCTCAAGAAGATATATGATAATGGAACATGTGAAACAGTCGCCATACCAATATTATTTGGAATAATATCAAGTTGAATTAATAGATGAATACAAAGTTCACAATCCATAATACAATATTTCGCTACTTTTGCTCTCCCTGAACTACCTCCATTTTTATGAAAATTGAAAATATCTTGTGGAGATACATCATCTTTAGCTAAACACCACTCATAATATATTAAATCTTTCTCATATTTACGAACATCTACTTTACCATACAATCCAAGAGATTTAGTATTATCTGAATTTTTCCTTGTTGTATTTAATCCTTTGATCTTAAACTTTTCACCATCATTATATCTAATTGTACCATATTTAGTTATTAGATTCAATGTAATATAATCTCCCTTCTTAAGATTACCAAGTGTATTTGTATAAATAATAGTTATATATTCTTTATCATTTACCTTAAATAAACCCTTGTCCAATACTTTACCTTTCATAAAATGTGCCGAAACATTATCTAGTTTATAAGATTCTAAAGCATGACCTTTTTGAATCTCCTTTTGAATATCAAATATAACTCTTCCATCCATAGAAATATAGTTCAGTATATTATCTCCAAGACCAGAAGAACTTAGTTCTTTCTTTACAACTTGACATTTCTTTTCCCAATAGTCAGTATAAGAACTTAATGTTTTCTTAGCTACAGATAATTTATCTAAATCTTCTATAATATCTGAATCTCTATTTCTCATCAAACGACCCATTCTATAAAAATCATTCTTAGGACATTCTTTACAACATTTACTAAATGTTTTTGTCTTTTTACATTTTGAATGGCACGGAAACAAGAAATCAACACGCTTATTAATATAATCAAAATCAAAACCAAAGATATTATACCCAGTTATAAAATCTGGATTATGATAAAGTATCAAATCTTTCCATTTAAGAAGTAATTCTTTTTCTGAGTTACATCTATATACGTTTACATTTTCAATATCATCACATATTTCTTCACCTGGTTTCTTATCATTTCCAATAATAATCATAGATCTATCATAACATGTTGTCTCTCCATATCGATGAAACACGCTACCAATTTGAATGATAGGATCACCTTCAATCTGTATAAGTTCTCCATCATCATTTTCAAATGTGTTAAATATATTTGTTAAATCATTAATCATCGTGTCTCTTGTTTTAGAATTTTCTTTTGATGTTCTCAATTTATCAATGAAACCATCAGTAAATTTAAGCATAACTTCATCAAGACTTTCTTCACTATATTTTCCATTCAAAGTATAAATAGACTGTATATCATTTGAACCACCGTTAAAAGCATCTTTAATCCAACTTTTAATTTGTATCCTTATAAGACTATTTGGATTCATCTTTGTTTCAGATGTAAAGAATGTTTCATGAATATCAATTGCTAACTTCTTAAAATCTTTTACAGGATTAGGGAAATCACCGTGAGAACTATCACACTCAATATCAAAAGAACATGTGATAAAATTAGCTATATCACCTTCTTCAGAAACATATGGTTCAATGTATTTATGAGGTAAATCTTTAATTTCAATATCAACATTAAAACACTTATTCTGTTTTTCACTTATAAGATATCTCTCATTTGGAACTGTTACTTTTACCCATCCTGATGTTTCAATATTTTTTTCATGCATAAATCTTATCATAGGATGAAGTTTAGATTCATATAGATTAGCAACACATTCACACCCATTATCAATATCAAACCAGTCTTTATATTTTTTATCTATATTGCTTTCTATTGGTTTTTTATCTTTACCTTTAAATCCCATAATAAGCTTACCTTGTTGTGATTTAGGAAGATTTACTTTATGAAACTCTTGAATTGCTGATATACAACTTTTCATTGTTTTATAATCTTTGAAACATACTTTAGCAAACTTAAATTTACTAACTTTTTCACATTCAATATCGTAATTCAACCCATAGAAAGAGTAATAACGCTTAACTTCTAATAGACTTTGCTCATAAACACCATTCCAAATACTATAACCAGTCTTATAAGAATTGATAAACTTATTAATAAGTTTCAAAAATGTTCTAACACCAGATTCCCCCCAATTATTTGGTACTCGAAAGAAGAAATAAGGACAAAATCCAGTTATATTACATACAACATTTTCTCCACTTTTAGTTTTTCCATAAATAGTAATTACAAAGTGTTTATCTGACCAACCTTCACCACCATCAACCGTTAAATCATCAGAGTTAAAATCATTTATTTGAAATACGTACTCATCTTTCATTTATATATATTAATATATATATGCCTATTAGTTTAAGTAATTAATAAATTCAAATTTCAAATTAATATATAAGATTATTTATATATAAATGAAAGAATTTTTAGTATTTTTTCTAACTGTAATTGTAGTTATAATTGTAATAAATAAATTATATGCTCTTGATGAAGTTATTCAAATAAAATCAAATATAGATAATAGAATATATATTGTACGTGATTTACCCGATGCTAGACAAGCCGCAGATAGATTGGCTGAAATAAATCAAAATATTTTAAAACTCATTAATACAGTTAAAAATAAAGATAGAAAAGGTGTTGAAAGATTAGAAAAAAGATATGATCCTGATAACCTTTCGGAAACTGGTAAAAATGCAAAATATACTTCATATTCAGTAAATAAAGGTGAAAAAATTTCATTATGTTTAAGAAATAAAACTGATAATGGTTTTGAAAAAAGAAATACAGTTATGTTTGTAGTAATACATGAACTCGCCCATGTTATGACAGAAACAATAGGTCACGATAAAACCTTTTGGAGTAATATGAACTATTTATTAAAAGAAGGTGAAAAGATAGGTATATACAACCATCAAGATTATAGTAAACTTCCCGTTCAATATTGCGGTATGGAAATAAACTCAACTCCGTATGATTTAAAAAAATAATATTTTTTCTTTATATATGAAAACTTTTTGTGATGATATTTATTATGATAAAAGAATACTTAAATGTATTCCTTTATTAGAAAAAAAATGCTATGTCTTTATTGGTAATTATCAAGAAAGATTTTTAATAGAAAGCATAAAAAAAAATATTAAAAATGAAGATCCATTTGAAGATGTAGATAAAATGAATAATAGTGAAGAAAAAATAAAAAGATTACATAATTATCTTACAAACAAAATTATTGATGATATGAATAATATAAAAAAAGAAATTATTAATATCCTATTTATAAAAGACCATACATCTATCTTTATAAATGATCTTATAAATGAAGATGATACAAATGAAAAAGTACTTATGAAAATATCTGAAAATTGTTATAATATTTCTGATCCAACACCATCTAAATATATATATGCTTACTATGAAAATACTGATAATAATATTGATTCATTAAGTATAGAATATAATGATCTAACATTTGATCCAGATATCATTAATAATGATCCATGTGATTTAATTGATGAAATAATAATTGATAAAAATGGTGAACAAATATATATTGAAAAAACAAACAAATACCTTTATTTATTTGAAAATAATAAATTAAAGAATAATAATTTGTATTTTATATCTTTAAAAGATTATTTAATAAAGAAAGATATTTTTGAAAATATTCAAGAAAATATGATGGATGATTGTGATATTAAATCATTTTATAATGGAATGATTTATAAATATTGGCCCAAGGTTTCAAAAGAAGAATTTATAAATTATAATAATGAAGAATTACTAGAAAGAAAATTAAATAAAAAAGAAAGTGAAAGTGAAATACTAAAAAAATATATCGCAGCAACAAAAATAATAAATAGAAAAAAAAAAAAAGAAATAGAATGCGACTCTTTTGAAATCAAATATATGAGAATAATAAAAAAATCAAAAGAAACAAAAAACATTAATATAACCAATATCTTCGGAAAGTCTTATTTAAGTGAAAGTGTTCCATTCTCTAAATTAATCTTAAACTCATATAACGAAAAATATTTCAAATTGTTCAAAGATTCAATAATTTATAATGGTATGGAAGAAGATATTAGTGAAAACCAACTCGTTGATCAAGAACTCTGTAAAGAATGGTCTGATGACTTTAGTATTAAATCAAAATATAAAAATAGCGTACAATACATTCACCCGAGTAATGTAATTATATTCAAAGTCTATAAAGAAGATATTAAAGATATATATTGCTCTTTAATAATACATACTAATGGTGATATTGAATGTATAATTAAACAAAGAAAAAATATAAAATCATTCAAGAAAACAAGTGTAAGAGCAAAAGAAGATATTTTAATTCTTATAGATTATTGTAATAGACTAATTAATATCATAAATCAAATTAGTGAAACTCCTATAGATGATTTTGGAGAAAATATTGAAGATATCTTTGAAAATAAAGGAGATCTAATAGTTGATTTTATAGATTGTTCTTTATCATTTGATAAATTAAATTTTAAAGTGAATAATGGAATTGAAATTGATCAAGTTCCAAATGGTTATAAAGATGAATTTTCACCATTTAAAATTGGTAATCAATTTCCTAATTGGAGTAAATTAATAGGTTCTTTTATGGAGAAATTACCAATGTATTTTAGAATTAAACACGAACAAAAAGAAAATATTGATGAAGAAGATATAATATATGGGCATTACAATAGAGTTAATAATTATGCTAATAAAAATGCTATTCAATCGGCAATCACGGCTTATTCTAATATTTATTCTGATAATGAAATAATTAGTTTTATATCTAAAGAATTTGATAAATCATTAGAAGAAGCTAAAATAGAATACGAACTATGGAGTGAAACAAATAAAATGAGAGAAAAAAATAAAGAAAACTTAATAAATGTTAAAAATACATACAATCTAAACATTGAAGAAGATGGTGCTGATGTAATCTTCCGTAAGAAATCATCAGATAGATATTTAACAATAGATATAACAAATTCAAAATCTTTCAAAGAATTAAATAGAATTATTATCGTAATTAAATCTATCATAGAAATGTATGATAATTATATCAACGATAGTGTAAGTAAGGGTTATAAAAAATATTTTGAAACAAGTGAACAATTAGATTATGATGAATTAAATGATGAAAAAGAAGAAGAAGAAAAAATAAAAGAAGAAGACCTTAAAAAAGATGCCGATATATTTGATATTTTAAATTCTGATTCGGATGATTCTGATGACAGTTTCCTTGATTCCACTTCTGAATCTGGTGATCAAAGTGGTGGAGCAAAATATAAAGTTAAATCATACTACTTAAATCGTTTAAAAGAATATGATAGAGAACTATTTGTTTTTCAATCTAATAAATGGCAAACAAATAAAAAAGGAGAAAAAACTATTCGTTATGGATATCCAAAAGTATGTACGGCATCAAAACAACAACCAAGACAACCTATTGCTGTCACAGACGAAGAATTAGAAATAATAAATAAAACTAAAGGTTCTGGAAGAGATTCATATTCATACGCAATATCTATACCCGGAAGACCACAAAATATTAAATATATTTGCCCCCAATACTGGGATATGGGTAGTAATGTAAGTATTAATCCTAAATATGTTGATAAATCAAATGTGGTTCCGCTTAATGCCCCTCAAACATCAAATAAATCAATATTAAAAAGAGATGGTTCATATTGGAATGGTGTACCGAATGATGATGAAATATCAGCAAAATATTTTATACCCGGTATAATTGGAGATGGAATACACCCAAAAGGATATGGATTACCATGTTGTATGTCTAATACAAAAAGATCAAAAATATATAAACCAGGTGATAATGTTTTTTGGATTAATAAAGATTCCATAACTATTTATGGAACTATAGTTGAAAAAGATAAAGATAAAAAAGATAAAATCCATTACATAGTAAGGTTAGAAGATACCGGTGAAAAAAAGAGTATAAGTGTAGTTGAATTAAACCATATTAAAAAAAGTAAAAAAGAAGAAACTGAATTAGAACCAGAACCACAATCAGAATTAGAACCAGAACCACAATCAGAATTAGAACCAGAACAACAACCAGAATTAGAACCAGAAACAGAAACTTTATTAGAAGAAGCTACAATAGGAAATATTCAACAAATTGGAAATATAATAATAAAAGATGAAACAAAACCAGGACAATATGCTAAACTACCATCAACCCTTCTTAAATTATTCGGTCAAGATCAAATAACAAATTATGATGAAGTATTCAAAGTTTCAAAAGGTTTCCTTAGAAAAGGTGTTCCACATGGAAAATATGAAATAGATAATTCAAAAAAAATAACAATGTCTTCATTTATCACAAGTATTATTGAAATAATATATAGTGATGAAAATAACGGAATAAAAGGATATGATGATTGCGTTAAAATAAATGATATCATCAAATTACTAGAAGAAAAGAAAAAAGAATATGATATCTATATAAGAGATAAAATTAAAAAACAAGAAGAAATAGATGAAAATAATGAAATGAAAAAAGAAATAATAAATATTACAAAAGAACTTAACTTATCAATTAAATTATTCATAAAAAGAAATATAATTAAAGAATTTGAAGAAGATATAAGTAAGTTTCAATTATGTTCATCTATAATTAGATCTTTTAGAAAAACTACTATTGATGATAGCGATAAAATATATATAAAGAAAATATTAAAGAAAAAAAATAATTTTGATTCAAAAGAATTAATAGAAAAAATTGATGATATAAAATCATTAAAAAAAAATGAAAGTATATATCTACTTAATTTACTCCTATCATTAAAATCATATGGAGATTATCTATTAAGTGATGAAGAAAAAGAAATAGAAGTAGTTGCTCCTTCTATTCAACTTTTATTTGGTTTTGATATAATATTATTTGAAAATATTGAAAATAGAATTAAAATAAGGGATATAAATAGTCTTGGTAATGATAAAGTAGTATTTATATACAAGAAAAATAAACACTATGAACCATTAGTTTATAGAATAAACAGAAAAGGAGATGAATTAAAAATATATGATAATAAAGAATTTGAAACAAGTATACCCCATGGTGTTAATAAACTCTTTAAAAATGAAGATTATAAAGAGTACTTTGAAAATAATAAATATCCAAGAGGACGTAGAAGCTTAGAAAAACTTCAAGATAGATGTAGAACTAAAGGTGATAAAACATTTTGCAGTGAATGGGTTAAATGTACATCAAAAACACAACTAATACCTGGAGATGATGGCAATATTAGATTAAAATGGATAGAAGGAAACACCAAAAAATATGCATTAGTTTTAGAATTTAATGAAGAATCAAATATTATTAAAACAACAGAAGGAGATGTAGATATAGATGTTGATGAATTTTTTGTAAAATTAAAAAAGAGAGTCGTTATTTCAGAAATAAAAACCCTTCTTGAAAATAAAAAATGGCCATGGAAATGGATTGATAAATCATGTAGTAATTATATTTCAGATATCAATATTGAAGCACTAATAAGAAGAAAAAAACACCCAAAGAAAGATAAACTCTTATTTGACTATTCGGTTGGTCTAAAAAATTTAGTTGATAATGATATTACTGATGAATTATTAGAACTAATTCAAAGTGAATTTTTTATGCTTATTGATATCGTTAAAAACATCAAAGATCAAATTAAAAATAAAAAGAAAGAAAATTTTGATAATATCACAAATAAAGGATACAATATAGAAGCATTACATTTAAATAGTTATTCTGAAGTATCATATATAATAGCTGAAAAAGAAAACAAAACATACATCATACCATCAGAAAAAACATATCCTTTACCCATCGATAATAATTACAAATTAATATATGAATTAAATGATGAATACTATAATACAATAGAAGAAACAATTGATTATCTAAAAGAATTAAAATTTAAACCAGAAATATTAATTAAAAACAAAGATAATCAAATAATCACAATATTATTAGAAAATGATATATATATACCAATCATACCAACTGATTCAGTAAATAAAAAAATAAGTAACAAGATATCAATTATAAATAGTGATTGTAATTTATTAGATATAGAAAAAAATTTATATATTAATAATTCTGAATCTAATATTCTTACCCAATATATAGATAATTATGATGAAAATAAAAATGAAATCAAAAAAATGAATTATAGAATATTATCTCAAATTGAAAAAGTAGAAAAAATAATTGAAGGAAAAATCAGTGAATTAAAAACAAAAAAAGATAATATCATATATTTTACAAGAAAAGGAAGAGATATAAATTTAGTAAACAAAACAGATTATATTCATAGAAATATTTACAGTAAAAATAGAAATAACCTTAATGTCGTTTTAAAAGGATATGTTATAGATATTAAAAATGAAAATATAAAAATAAAAGTTTTATTAAAAGATATAATTGAAAATATTATATCAGATAATTTTTTAATTCCAGAACACAAAAGAATTAATATATATAATTACATACATTACAGTAAAAATCGCGATATTAAAATAATAGATAGCGAACCAAGAATAAATAAAAATGAAATAAATGAAGATCCACAAAAAATAAAAGAATTTGTAAATAGTTTATTAATATTTGGCTTTGATAAATTTAAAAATAATTTATCAGATAATTTTGATATCAAAAAATATAAAGAACAGATAAATAATGAAGAAATAATATATACATATGAAGAATACCGATTCTTAGAAAAATTAAATGATATTTTCACAAAAAGAAGTTCTTTCAAAGATACAACCGTGAATGATATAGATGATCTCGATAATCCCATTATAAAATACAAAAAAGTAGATACTATTCCATATTATATAAATCAATTATATGGTCCCGGAACTAAAGTATTATATCATTTAAATGACGTAAATAATGATCTTTTAAATATAAGGATGGGTGTTAATCAATCATTAAATAAAAGATTACCTCTTAGAAATATAAAAGAAAACATTAAAAATAGATTTAATGAAGAAAAAGTTACAGATAAAGATTTATTAGATAAATATAATACAGAATTATTTCAAAGAGATAAAATATTAAATAGAAAAACAGAAGAATACAAAGAAATACAAAAAATTAGTGAAGCAATGGACAAAAATTTTGTACATATCAATGATTTAGAATTATTAATAAAATCTTTAGATGTAAATGATGAAAATAATATTGATAAAAAAGGTCTTTTAACTGATCTTGCCATTTTACTAATAAGTTATGATAAAAATAAAAAACCATCAATATATTTCTTTTCAACTAAAGAATTGTATCTTGATACAAAAGTTATATCATTTCATCACACTTTAATTGAATATATTGATCCCGGGACAAACAAAAGAGATAAAAGTAAAGATAAATATATCATATCAAATATAATTAGAGATGGAAAATATTATTCAACCGTAAAAGAACTATTTGATACTAATGAAGAACATAAAAAATGGATTAAAAAAGAAGATAATTCAGAAATAATATACAAGGTTACACCACCATGGCTTGACTCTATAAATGATAAAGAAGGATTAGAAGAATTATTAAATGAAAAAACTAAAGAACTAAAACAAACAGAAAAACTATTAAGTGATATAGAAAAAAAGAGAAAAGAAGAAAAATTAATAAAAGAAGAAAAAGAAAGAATAAATAAAGAAATAGTAATGATAGAAGAAAAGATAGATGAAAAAAGAGAAGATTTAGAAGAAATGGAGGATTAAATAAATAATTTTATTTTTTATAATTTTCATTATAACATATGGAATATTTCCAAAATATACTAAATATAAATCTTTTAAAAAACCACATTTTAAAAGATCCTATATGTGATTGGTTTAATATAAATCAATCTAATTTTAAAAAAGATAATCCAAGTGATTATAAAACTATTATATTAGAAGAATCAAATAAATATAAAACTAAATTATTCGAAAAAATAATAGAACTATCAAAATGTATTAATATAACAACAACATACAAAAATAATGAGGAAACATACAACCTAATTATAAATAATTATCCTTTAATAATAAATGGTTCTCTTTATAATTCATGTGACAATATATTAGTATCTTGTCCATTAATCATACGATTTGATATCTTTAAAAAAGTTTTTCCAAAAGTAACAAATTTCCTTGTTTATCAAAATGATTTAAGTTATCTATTAATTGATATTAGTTATTCTTCTATAAAATTTAAGACCGATTTAAAAGATATTATTAATGATGGACTTATACCATATAAAAAATGTAAATTGTACTCTTTTCAAAAAACATTTAATAATATTTTTAATTATAAACCATATACGATTATATTAGGAAAAGAATATCAATATAAAAATACAATATTACCTAAACAAGAATATATTGGAAATTTTGAAATAGATAATAATATTAAAAATAAATACTATAATTCATTAAGATGGATTAATTATCTTAGAAATAATTATTTAAATATGAGTATTTATCCTTATCCCACACATAAAGAATTATATCCAAATATGAATTATAAAGAAAGTGAATGGGAAATAGAAAAACATAAATTAGCGTTTAAAATAAAAGAAATAACACTTGTTTGGAACATTACATATGAAGAAAGGTGTAATTATGTAAAAAATGGTATTAAATGTTGGGATGATAATCGTTTAATAAATAATTTAAAAGAATCAAAAAAGAAAGATATTCAAGAAAGAATGATTCATATGAATAAAACAAATGAAATATTAATTTATCCAAGGAAAAGTGTATCTTACGGACTTAAAAAGATATTAAAAATGGACGGTATATATTTTGATGTTGAGAGTTTTTTAACATTTGATCAAAAACAAGATTTCTTTAATACAGAAATAAATCCAAAATATCCTATCATAGCTATAATTGGATTTATACATGAAAATAAATATTACGATTATACTATTGATGAATATAATATTGAATCTGAAGAAAAAATAATAAAATTATTCTCAGATAAATTATTTAAAATAAGTAATGGGAAAAGTATAAATGTTTATCATTGGGGACATGCCGAAAATAATTATATTAAATATATAAAAGATAAATATCCTCAAATAGAATTACCTGATATTAATCTTATAAATATATTAGACTATTTTAAAAATGAGCCTTTAATAGTACAAGGTGTTTTTAAATTTGGATTAAAATCAATCGGTACTTCACTTTATAAAAATGGTTTAATAAATACAACGTGGGGAGAAAACGACAATGGTTTAGATGCAATGATAAAATTTAAAAAACTATGTTTAGAGAAAAATAAACAGATACCTTTAAAAAGATATAATGAAATAAGTGAAATAGTAGAATATAATAAGATTGATTGTCAAGTATTATTTGAAATAATAGAACTCTTAAGAAAACTATATTTATAAGGTTTAAATTTTTAAAAAATATGATTATAATAATAATAAATGGCATTATATTCATTTACTTCACATACATTTACCAATTGTGGACAAACTCAGGAAACTGGTCCAACATTAGCACAATGTAAAAGTGAATATACTCCGACTTGGACAGATGATACTAATTATTTCAATGTTATCAATTCTGGAACTCAAATTTGGACTGTTCCTGAGTCAGCAATATATACTATTAAAGTTGCGGGTGGATCGGGCGGAGAACCTTTTTCGAGACCAAATGAATGGCAAGGAAATGGTGGTGTAGGTTCTTTAGTAGAAGCAAATTATTCCATTCAAAAAGGAACAAAGTTATATATAGAAGTGGGACATAAGGGGGTTTCTCAACAAAATCAAGGTTCTGGAACAGGGACACCTAACGTATTTGGAGGTGGTGGAAAGTCTGATATTTCTTCATCAACCACCTATTCATTTCAAAGTAGTGGTGGTGGTCTTTCTCGAGTATATTTTATACCCACGAGTGCTTCTAATTCAATATTAGATAGAAATAATTTAATTGTAGCCGGGGCGGGAGGAGGAGGAACAGGGTCGACAGCTTATTCTGAGAATAATTGGAAGGATTATGCTGAAGATGGGGGTCGAGGAGGTACTGGAAACCCAACTACACATACTATTGATACAGTTCAATTTACAGTAATGGATGGTGAAGACGGTGGTCTTCGAACCTACGGATTAAATGCGGGTTCCGAGGGGGCTAAAGGTGGAACCGAAGCGGCAGGAGGTCTG